TGATAACAACACCAATATAAACAAGGTGATTGGGTGCATATGGCTTTGTTGGTGTAAGACTGCCATTTGTTGCACCTAAATAAATAATACTGCCATCTGACCATGTTGCCGTTGGAAATATATTCAGATTGGTTAATTCTCCCTGAATAATGATAATTCCTTTTTGCCCTGCGCCAATGCTTGTTGAATATACAACACCTATTGTTCGCGCACTTGTTGCATCTGATGTGTTATTCGCTAATTTAACGGATAATCTGTCACCCTGTGCGCCAAATGCATAAACAGGTTGCCCTTTTGTAATTGTGATTGCCTCTGCATTCGTGATATAGGCAAATAATGAATTTGGTGATGTACCAATGCATTGAAATCCATCTAATGCAGTATTAAAAATGCATAGCATTTCACCATCTGCCCAAATATCGCCACCAATCAATGCACCATCATTATTTCTGAACAAAGATTTTGCACCTAATGCATTTATGTTTAACGTGCATCCGGTTGTGTTGCCGTTGGTAAATCTAATTAGATATGCATCACCATCTGCATATGATAAAACACCTGCAATGGTTGTGGTGTATGTATCTGTGCCTGATGCCGTGCCTTTTTTTATACCTGCAGGAATATCAGGAAAATTCTGCCATGTCTTATCACCCCTCCAATACTGCAAGGTTGTACCCGGTATAATGCTATCCTCTTTTGTTCCCCATTTTGATGCATCCGTGAATGTCTTAGGCGATACGAATTCATCCGTGATTGTGCCTGCATCAACTTCAATTTGTGTTGCTGCATTAATTGTTGGAGGAATTGCCGGAAATGCCTGAATGCTGCCATCCCCTCTGATGTATTCACTTGTTGTTCCGGATGGCTGATTAAATTTTGATGTCCATTTGGAGGCATTCTCAAAGGTTGCAGGAGAAACATATTTATTTGTAACAACACCTGCATCAACTTCCATTTGTGTTGCTGCTTCAGCACCTCCACCACCTCCACCATTTTCATCAATCTCAATAACAACTTGATTGATTGTCGGAACAATGTTTACATCAACTTCAATTGGTTGCTCTGTAATGTCAATTTGAACATTAACCATACACCTGATTCACTTTTATTGTGAATGTTCCCTCAATGTATACTTTCACATCACCATTTGCCAATGTGAATTGTATTGAATATTCCCAAACACCATTATCCCAATCAATCAATTGCTCATCCAATGTGAAAACACCACCTGCCGCATTCGTGATTGTTGTTTCAAATTTCCTCACTTTCTTTGAATCTCGCTGCCATCGTGCAACTGCCTCAATTGTCGCACTTGTCAAATCTAAGGCAACACCATTTTCACTAACTGTGAATTGAATTGCCTCCATCGTTGTGCCTCTGATAACGGCAGGAATTGTATATGGCTGAACTGATGGCATATCTTGCGAAATTAGTACACCTATTGCAATCTGATTTTTTTTAAGTTAATTTAGGCCTCAAAATCACAATCATGGGCAGACATAGAAAATTACCAACCAATGATGAATTATTGAACATCAAAAATAATTCTGCCCGGAGAGTGCAGGCCTATTGCAAGCCAACACCATACAAAATTATCATGGCTCATTGTGAGAATAACGGCATTTCAACTGCCGATTTTGTTTCCCGAATTTTGGAGGATTATTGCAAAAATCTACCTGACCGGGAAAGGCAAAATCTAATCAGGAAATATGATGAATTGGCAACAAATGGCAGGAATAAATATTAAACATTGAAACCACGTTCACATTCATATATTATTTCTCCCTCAATTGTTAAACTACCTGTTGTTGCAGGCATATTACTACCCGGCCATTTTGTAATATAAATACTTGCATCTCCTGCAATAACATCAACTCTCGCAATCTGTGATGTTGGTGCATCATTTGCATTTTGATAAAAACACATTCCTGTTGCACTTCTGATTGCTTTCATTCCTCCGGTTGCCCCTGATAGATAATCAGGAACAAATCTTATTGATGATGTATTGTTTGATAGTGTTGAATCCCTTATTGCAAATTTAACATGAGCTAAACAGCCATACCATGATATTGCAACATACCAATCTGCAGCACCTGCCGGAATTGTCCATGTTCCTGATGATGCGAATAATTTTCCTGCAGCATAAGTGACAGGTTGAAATCCTGCAAAATATTGATTAATTATTGATAGATTAAATGTTCCCATGCCGGATGGTGCTGCACTCCATACAATAACCCTATCCATGTTCACATTGTAATTGGATGCATTGCTGAATTGTACCGGGTCTAATCCTGTACCTGTTGCAGAAACTTCCGTAATTGTGCCAACTACAACTTGCCCTAATGCAGGTGTTATTGCAATATTATTCCATGTGTATATTTCTCCTGAAATCATTACTGCACCTGCATAAATATTGTATGTGCCTCCAACAACTTCATAATATCCACGTAATGGAACAATTGTCAATCCTGATGGCTGTGATGTTGCAGCAAATTGAATATCATTTAATCTTTCTTTTACATTGTCCTGTAAAAAATCGAGCATTCCGCCTTTTAATGGCATGGCTGCACCTGCAGCAATTGAATTGGTTTTGATTCTTTTCATGTTTTTTTGTCTTAGTATGTTACAATCGTGTACAATATTCCTGCAGTATTGATTTCATCCGCAAATCTCCGGACAATTGCATCACGTTCAGGATTTGTTGCCGCTAATCCATTGTAAACTGCAACAGGAATATTTATCTGAAAATCGGCTGCACCATAAGATGGATTTGCCAATTGTATGAATGAATTTGCCTCACCATTTTGAAATACCACCAAACTGCTTTCAACATCATCAATGCCAATGAAAAAATCCTGCAATGCAGAATTTGCATTGGTAATATAAATATCACTTACCAATGGTGGTTGCCTAAATGTGGTACTAAACCAAATGTTTAACGCATATTCAAATTTCACGATTTCTGCCGTGAAACTTGCCCTGTCCAATATGCCAATGAAATTGTCCTGAATCTTCACCCATACAGATGTATTCAATGGTGTTGTTCCTGCAACTGCAGAAACATACATTTCATAAATGCCTTTGCCCCATTTAACCCTCTGACCAACTGAATATGTTGTTAGTGCATTAAATTCTGCGGTAATTAAATCACCCTCACGATATGAGGCAAAAATATTATCCCACAACCATTGCAAAGGCTTCATTAATACTGCCATCCATGCCAACCAAACTGATTTTCTCCGTGATGGTGGCAAAAGATTTTGTGCCTGAGTGTTTAGATTATTTGTGTAAAAACTCATTAGTAAATTGGTGAATATGTCAATGTATCTGCAAAAGTATGTGTTGCCGTTGTTTCCTCCACAATATACCCTGCATATGTTTGATATTGCACACCATTAATGCCTGTGCTTAATTGATACAACATTGTGCCATTGGCATATGATATTGAATCTCTCCTTACCTTTATTTGCGCCAAATTACATCCAAAACACCATCAACTGCCTGAATTGCATCTGTAACATCCTGCACAGAAATAATGCCGTTGAATTCCAATTGTGCAAGGTAATTTGTTAATGCATCCTCAACAGATGCCTGAATCACGGCATTGTATTGGCCATCATAAAAAATTGTTGCAACAACTTCAATTTTATCTGCAGGCTCATTGACAATTGAATAATTAACACCTGCAATGCCCCATGTTGAAACATAGGATTGCAATGATGTTACCTCACCTGCTGCCAATGGAATTGGTGGGTTTGATTTTGCCACTTTAATTAATACAGTTTTGTTCGATGTAATCTGTGTTGCTGCCCTTGTAATGATTTGAAATGTTGTATTCACAACAGGATATTCAACAACCAATGTTGATGTGTTTAATTGCGCGACCTGCGGAACTGCAGCATCATATTGGAATTTCCTCACCATCCATCTCACCCATGCCTCTGTACCCGGTTTTGCCTCTGCTTGTATTGCCTCAACTTCACCTTTGAACACATCCAATAATTGCTCAAATATGTTGATGGTTTGCGCCACCACCCATAAGAATAATCCCCATCGTGATGTTTGGGAATTCGATGTAAATCCGGATAGATTAGATTGCAAATTCTTTTCTGCAACCATCTGATTTTTTATTTCTGCCGTACTTCTTGCCATTATTGATAACTGCCTGTTGTTGTTAATGTCGGTGATGCCTCTGTGTATCCTTTTGGCCTTTGCATTAAATGGTCTGTAATAGATGTTTCAAATACTATCTGATACACATACCAATTGCCATGATTGTAATCCGGATTTTCTGAAACTCTGTACATCCGTGCCATTTGTTCCGTGCTGAATTCCTGCATTGCCAAATATACCTGATTCCGCAATTCAAAAATGCTAATTGCCTCATCCATCAATGCATCATTGCCATCCAATTCCATCTGTCCAATGTGAATTGTAACCTGAATTGGATTGTATATCTGAACACCATTTCCCAATTGCTCAATGGAGGATGGAGAAAATTCAATCAATGCTGCAGGACTTGCAATGTTATACCCAAAAGGATTGCCATCTGCCAACATCTTTGTGAATTGGTCATTGAATACCCGGACATCCTGAATGTATGTAAAATCCTTTATTCTTTGCTTTATAGCTGCGATTATCTCCGGTGTCATTTTGCTTTGTATTTGAATTTGCCCGGCATAAAAACATTAGCCAATGTCACACCAATAATATCACGTTGTTTCTTTTCAACTTCGCTGCCATGCCCCATGAATTTTCTTTGTGGAATGTTTGTGCGATATGAATATCCTTTTACATTAACTCTGCTGCCTGTCAATACAATTGTTTTTGACCTTTGCTTTACTGCCGTGCCTTGAAAACTACCTTTTACTTTGCTTTTTATAGTATTTTGCCTTTTATGTGGTTTGACATAAACAACACCACGAAATCCCTCATTATGAATTTGAGCATACGGAACATTGGTCGAAATTACCATCCGGGCAAATGTCTGCGAATTGATTACAATTGACCTCCGCAATGTTCCCGACTGCACCAATATTGCCCTTGTCCTCGCTGCCTTTGTCGCTGAATTGTATGCCCTTGTTCCCGGTGTCCTGCGCTTCACCTCTTTCCATTTCTCACCATCCCAACCCTGCTTTTTCCACGAATCAACAAAGGTGTTTTTACTCACGTTGGTAAGCAATTTTGGCAATTGTTCTTTGGCCTTTTTCCACCTTGCCACAATCTTTGTCATATCCAATTTATTCTTTGCCATCAGGCATTTACCTCCGGAGTAATATATTTAACATACCATCTTTTGCTGCCCATCGTTCCTGCATCTTTAATATCAACACCATCAAATTCTAATTCAATTAATCCTCTGTCAATCAATTCTGCCTGCTCTGCATCAACCTTTGCAATTGCAAATTTTTTGAATTCTCTGAAATACTCTTTGCACAGATATATTGTTTCCGGTGGCATTGCCCTCCTGCGGTCATAATGGATGATTGCGGCAACTGCATCAACACCCAAATTACCTGTTGGCTCATAGCCAAATTTCTCCACATACATTGCTCTCTTTGTTGCCTCTGTGTACGTTTTTTTCATAGTCATTTATGCTGATTTTCTTTGGAATGCAAATCTCTCCGGGATGGGTAGATTAAAATTGTTTTGGGCATATTCCCGGTATTTTGGTGCAACATTAAAATACGGATGTTTGCCCTTTCCGGTTTCCTTAAAAATCAATCTTTCTTTGCCCGGATTGAACATGAATAATTCCTGCATCTGTGGCTCAACCTTTTCACTCACCCTTGCCAATTTCTTTTTGCCTGTCTTTTTTACTTCCTCATACTGCGAAATCTTAATTAATCTGCATCTGCAATTGAAATGATTCAATGGGGAAAACTTATTCCAAAATGGATGATTCACAGGCAATGTGATGCCCTCCAATGGTCTGCAAATGTCGGATGTATTCGGGTCAATGATTGCATCATATCTTAGGTATGGAAACAACTCAACATCATCCTCAAATTCCTGCCAATCCCTTGCAGATTGTGCGCTGCCCAATGCCGTGTTGTATTCTGTCCTCAACCATTGGTCATTGTACTTTCCAATGATTTTCTCTGCCGATTTTTTAAACCTGTTGAATGGCTGAACTAATCCATCCGGTGCAATGTTGCTGACCAATTCTTTGACTTGCTGAAATGTCTTTGCACCTGAAAAAACATACACATTCTCAATCAATTCTGACCTCAAAATCTCATCCGGTGTATTGTAGGCAATGCCAATGCTCTGTGCAGGTTGTTCTTGCTTTGGCATCCGGAAACCTCCACCCATGCCAATTTCCAATGGTCGCGGTGCATCCATGCCATTATTGATGGCCTCAATGAATTTATCTGCCGTTTTTTGATACAATCCTCGCGGCAAATTCCATTCATCAATTGCACCCGAATAAATCGCGGCAATCAACCTACCAAAATCATATTCAATGAAATTGCTCACAAATCAGAATAAAGATTTTTCAACCTTGCCTGCATAGATTCAGGTTGTGTAATTTGACCGGACATTGACTTACTTACGGGTATGCCAATCCGGTCAGACACCCACTTTTCATCAGGAGAAAATCCTGCATCCGTGAGCGTTTTGATAAAATCTGCGACCTGCTTTCTATCTGCATTCTCTGCCATCTGCGCCTCTGCTTTTGCGGTGTCGTTCCGCAATGCGAATTTCAGATTTTCCGGAACGGAAATGCCGTTGGCTCGCATCTTAGGGAGAATGATTGAATTCCATGTGTTGGTGAGGAATTTTGAATCATCGCCTGCAATTGCATTCAATGCCTTTTGCACATCCTCATCCTTTGCGCCTAACTTTCCTGCTTTGCTATCCATCGCATCCGCATGGCCTAATATGACCTTGCTGATTTTCTTTTCCATCCTCTGCTCAAAGTTATCATAAACATCATTCCCTGTGCCACTTCCTTTGCCCTGTATGAATTCGATTTCCTCATCCGGGTCAATGATGGCATATCCTGAACTGCCCATGTCGCGGATTGCTGCCTCAAAATCGCCTCTGTCCAAATCGCTTGTCTTTCGCGTTTTTCCAACCCGGAATGGTGCTGCAAATAATTCGATGTAGTCACCATTGTACCCTAAATTGTTTCTCAGGAAAATCTCATACAATGCCACTTTATACAATAGGCCATATCCGCAATTGCTCTGCCCATTTTCAGATGGTGTGGTCAAATAAAATATCCAATCTTTAATTTCCTCCGGTGCATCCTTGCCAATTGGTATGCCTGAAACTGCATACATAAATGCCAAATACTGCTCTCTATCCGGTGATACAAACCATCTTTTTCCTAATGTGAGATTTTCGATGTTTACATCACTCACACCCTCATACCACAAAAAAGTATAACCAAAAAAGATTGTGTCCAATACATAATTGCTCAACAATTCATAGGTTGGATTTTGCAGCCATTTTGTCCATTCATCATTCACATTCTCATTCTCATCCACCATGATAATGCCTTTGTGCAATGTCATTTTCTTTCTCCTTTCCATGCAGGCAAACACATGACCATTCAGGATGGTGTCATTAAAAATCTGCTGCATCTTTACCCTATGTGGATAATATGATTGCTCTGCCTCTCTTATCGCATCGCGCCACTTCCTAACATCCTGCGAAACCCTTTCAATGGGTACTCTGACCGGGTAATTCTTTAACTTTTTTGGCTCAACATTTTCCGCGCTGATATTCGCCTGCTCGGAATAAAAATTGGTGACCGATGAATTCCATTTTGGTTTGCTCATAATCAATACAGATTAATTCTTTTCACATTGCCTCCAAATCTTGTCCGTTGGCCTGCTTTCGGTTGTATCAATGGAATATCTGCCGTGATGCCATCAATCTGCCCTCCTGCCATTCTTAACCATTCTTTGGCATTCACATATCTTTCTGTTCTTGACTGCGGAACATTGCCGGGTGCAATTCGTGTATGCAGATGAAACAAAACAATGTCAATCATGCATTGCACAACTTGTTGGCTGCGATTGTCACCAATTACCCAATAATTTGCATCCGTTGGCAATGTTGCTGCCGGGATGGAATATACAACCCCACTTCCCCAATATTGTGCGCCTTTCTCCGGGTCATTCGGAAAAACATTCTCCACCTGTGCCTGTGCGGTGTATTCCTTTCCTGCAAAGAAAACAATATCACCTGCATCATATTTTTTGTAATAATCAAACAATGGCTCAGGCAATTTGCCATAATACAATGTGTATTGCAGGCCAATTAATGTGAAATCCAATTCATCCCATGTGCCTGAATGAATTGTGCTGCATCTGTATATTATGCCCTCATAATTCACCAAATCACCAACTGCATAAGATTCGGTTGCATCAAAATCTGCAGCATCCAAATAAATTCGTGATTCGCCTGTATATGCTGCCTCTGTATTACTCCATACGGATGTATCTGTGAATTCCTCTGCCACATTATATCTCTGTGTGAGATAACTAACTGCCTCTGCCTGACCTGCCCTCTCTGCCAAAATCCTGATGGCATCATTCCCGGAAATCAATTTATCAAATTGTTCCGGCTGAATGTATGTGTAATAATCTGCAATGAAAAGATACATGGCTCAAAAGTAATGCAGGCAATTTTTTCTGCACCTCTTTTAAGTTAAAATAACATTGATAAACTTTTTTAGAAAACTTTTTTACCATCCATGTTTGGCACGATTGCGCCCAACCTTTGGTGATGATACATTGCCCTTTCTAATAAATGATTGGTATTCCTCCCAAAAGAATTCACATAGGAAATAATCATTGGCATCTGATATGTGGCCGTATGGCTCATAAGATATTCCGGTCACTTTATCCCTCACTTTTTCTTTGTGCTTTCCTCCATCTGATGCCTCTTTCACATTCATGTATTCATCAATGGTCATGGTGCAATTCTCAGCAATCAAAAAAGAAACAGGCAATTTTCCCTGCCAAATGGCATTGATAAAATTGATTCGCATTGCAGGATTCGGTGCAACCTTTGCCTGCCTCATTATTGGCCGGAGTGATTTCAATGTCTTTTCAATGATGTGAAAATCATTATGACCTTGCTCTGTCCGTGTGTCCTCTCTCCTGCCCGATGGGTCACCATACACATACACCATGCCGTTATGATGGCCGTATTTCATTAAGAATTGATTGCAAACTGATTCAGTCCTGTTGTGTGGATAAATGCCCAAACATTCATCAATTTGCCTGATATTCTTCCCATCTGCCTGATGAATGGTGATTGTAACGTATGGTTTTGTGTTGAAATCGAATGAAAGATGCAATGGTTGCATGGCATCGTATGATGTGCTAATAACATGATGTTGCCGGGAAAAACACCGATATGCCAAACCATCAACATCCCTTTTTCCCCATACACCATCAATGTACACAGATGCATAATATGGATTGCGCTGCCTTAGTGATAAAAGGTCGGCAATGTATTCCGGTGAAAGAAATCTGTTGTGCTGATATGTCGAATGATGCACCCGGACAATTCTTTTGACAACTTCATTCCTTTCTGCTACTTCAATTTCATCCGTAAATGTGAATGACCTTTCTATTTGCCCCTCAAAAAATCTTTTCCAAAACCAATGTTCCTGATAATTGCCCTGCACCTCCGGATTGATTGAAAATACCTCCTGAATGTATCGTGCCTTTTCTGACCTTAATGATAGTGAAATGGTGATGTAATCTGATTCATCCGGGATGTCCTCCTCCCACCAAATCATTGTTGGGTCTTTTATGGATTTCAATTTTGTTGGCTCATCCAACCCTCTGAAAAGAATTTGATTCCCATTGTTGCAAATTATCCGGTGTGGTGATGTGTAAAACCTGAATAGTGATGAAATGCCCCATTCCTCAATAATGGATTTCAACGTATCATAACATGATGCGGAAATGGTGTTGTAAGATTTTCGAATACAAACGGCCTTGAAATAGCTTTCCCGGAGGATGGGCAATATCACCTTTGCTGCTGCCGCAAAAGATGATTTTGAACTGCCCCTGCCACCATAAAGGATGATGATTCGTGATGTATCATCCACCAATGGGATGAAATGCTCATTGAATAAATCTTCGTATTCGGGAAATTGAATGATTGTTGGCTGATTCATTCATGGGATTATTTTTTCCCTACCTGAACAATAATTTTGCCCACATCACCATCAATTGGTTGTGTTGCCTTGCCGATTGACCTGTCCAACATTTTTTCGACAATATCAAATGCCTCTCCCTCAATAATTGCCTTTGCAACTGCCGTGATAATCATTGGTTGGTCTTTGTCATTGCGAATTTCCCTAATTTCTGCCTCAGTCAAATTGATTAGCCTCATGTAAATACTTTTCACATCCAATGCCGTTGCAGGTGTTACACCATTGCTTTCAAGGAATTCATTGACGTGCTTTATGGTTATTCTCCCAACACCTCGCGGATTTCCACTCTGACCTTTCTGCCATACTTTTGCACCCGGTGGTGCAACACCTTTCACCCAATTTGGATTTCCTTTTTTACCCTTAGCCATTTTTCTGTATTTTATTGTTTTTTTTGGCTCAAAAATGCCCTTTTTTTGGCTTTTGGTTTTCCTCCAATACATTCACCTCCACAATGCCGCATGATTCGATTTTTGGCAATGCAGGATGATACACCTCTCTGCGAATTGCTTTGATTCGTGCTGCCCGGTCTTTTGGCGGCAATATGTTTCTGCCGTTCTTTGTGAACATGAAACAAATGTACAAAGTTTTCTGAAAAAAAATTACAATGCCTCAGATGAATTCCTCAACTTTTGCGACATCCAACCCGGTATAGGTGAATATCAATTGCCGCAATGCATTGCCGCATGATTCTGCCATGTCCAATCTTTCTTTTGTTGGCATATTGTCAAAATCCATATTATCATACATCTTATCCATCAATGCCGTTTGAAAAATTATCAGGCAATTCATAAAATCTCTTTTGGTGTAATTTGGTTTGTTATCATCACCTTTTGCCTCCACATTCTGATTCAGGATGTCATTGGCAATCTTTTCTAATTCTCCTGCGTAATGCCTCATAATACAACCTCCTGCCCATTAGATTTGATTCTGATGATTCCTTTTTTTACCTGCACCTGCCCGATGGTTAAATCATCAATTGGAATTGTATTTAATAATTCATCCTCTGTGATGTCGGGAATGATTTTTTTTGTTCTGTGTGCCTCCAATGCTTGTTGATACAACAATTCAGATGCTCTATTTTGTATGCCAATGATACTTCTATTGTATTTCACGGCAATTTCCTCATAATTCATTCCTATCCTGAGGCAATGAATTAAATCTTTATCAGATGGTTTTTTTCCTGCGTTCATTTTGATTTTTGTTTGTTATTGTGCCAATTATGTGCGCCTATAAACAAGTTAGCGGTCATTGCTGACACCGCTCCGAAACATACTTATCTGCTATTTCTTGAAACGCCCTTGTATCGTGATAATACTTTTGAAACACTGGGTTCTTAATCCAAGTCATAAAAGCCATATCAGTAATTTCATTCTCTTTTTCTTTCGGGCATTCAATCCAATATTGTAGTAATTCTCCTGACTTAATTTCAATCACGTTTTTTACTTTGCAATCTGCTATACGCTCAACTAATGCCCTAAACTCAAAAGCAAGGGCGTATTTTACGGTTAAACATAACGGTTCTCTAAATTGCAACGAACCGCTAACATCACCTATACCCAATTGGGCAGTTTCGTTGTTTTTTGAAGTTTCTTCCATTTTATTAAGTTTATCTGTTATTGAAAATTTATGCTATTAATTGCCCAACTGGGCATAGCTGCATCCCGTTAGCAGCCATTTACTGACCGCCACTAAGTGAAAACTGCAATGGTTCTTTACACTCACTTGATTTTTCTTTGACAGAATTAAAAATCTTAGTTGCGGTTTCCATATCACCACAAACAAGGTTGAAGGGTATGTCAAAGCAGTGCCATTTTCCTTTGCCTATATTACTTGCATTTGGTTGGTGTGTTTGCTTCATAAACTCACGAATCTCGTCAGGGAACTCAATCCCTAATCTGTTTTCAATTTGTGAAACGCTAAGGTTTCCTAACATTATGCTCATTTGATTTGAATTAAACGGCTGCTAACAATGTATTGCCAAAAGTGGGGCAGACCAACCCAAATTCAACATTAGTGCTACTATTAAACTTTTGTGCTTAGGTGAAGCGGTAGCACTTTTACGCCCCACCTTCGGCAATACTTGACCGTTATATGAAATGCCTTGCTGACCGTTTCCAATTGAAGTTCCATTAAGGAAAATCAAAAAGAAAAAAGCCACCGCACATTTAAAATTGTTCTTCATATTTCAATTCGTTTCCAGTTAATGCAAAATATAAGTTTTGTAATTGGTGGACATATTCAATATCAACCATTGAAAATGCTCTTAAATCATCAAAAGAATTATCTAAAATTAAATATTTCCCATCCTTTCTTCTAACATCAATTTGCAAATAGTAGTTGTGTTCTGAATCGGTATATGTAATAAAATCATTGCCACCTTTATCTATATTTGCAAACCCAAATTTTAACAAAAACTCTTCTGTTAGTGGTATAGGTTCAAATTCAATATCGACAGGAGATTTATCCCATCCTGTTAAGTGCATTAAATTATGTATGTTTATCGGAGTAATTTCTTTAAATATTAGGTTTGTTAGATTATCAGTAACATAAACCAAATTACCAATCCTTAATTCACTTGCTTTCATAGTTTT